AAAACATTCATGCCGACAGCTGTTTCATACACATCAAAACCAGCGTAAACATGACTAATGAAATCACCAAAATACTTCCGAAAAAGGATAGTGGCATCCACTGGCGAAGCTATAATCATACGCGTCTTGGGTTTCCCATCTCTTCCAACTCCCATCACTCTATCATAGGGCCGCATCTCAGACTTGAGATTAGGCTCCCAAACAAAGGCTGGACAAACCCCTCTGGTTAAATTATCCTCGTGCCGCTCTAGGGCCTGTCTCAGAGGCTCATGCGTGATGACACGTGGGACATCCTCAGAGAACATCCATTTCTTACCTTTCACACCCTTAGGGCGATCCTGCGTCCAAGGGTACCCCTCAGAAGTCCGCATGGGTATGGAGCCCAAGCACACCAAACCCCCGTTAATACACTCAGCATCAGTCAGGGCTCTTGGAGGTCGCTCAACCTGCTTATACTCAAACTGATCGAAAACGTCCTCCATAGCTATCTCAACCTCAGATATTGGAAAAGGCTTCACAACCTTGAAGAAGCTCTCCATGGCATCCCTCTGGATATCTATGGTAAGGTGCCCTGGGTTACTACTATGCACCTTACCGATCACAGATGGCAGATATGCGTCTGGCTGGGCCCATTCTTCCTCAATATAAGGCAACTTCTTATACTCACTCTTAGGATCACTACGGAAAGTCACTCTCTGCAACTCACCTACAAGGGCAACACTATCGGCAGCTGGGATAGTCGTGAGCTCGTCAGCAACCTCCTTAACATCTAATCCCTCCTGGGCCATCACCACCTCATTCACTGCCCCAAGAGCAGCTACAACAGCTTCCTGGGTTATCCTCACACCAATGCCTTCTCCAGACAACATGCTCGTAGCACTCGCGACATGCAAAGACAAAATCTTGCACGCCGAATTGCTAAACAGAATGGTACCACAGTCACCTTTAGACAAAGCTCTGTAGCGCCATTGGTCAGAAACGAACAATTCTTTGACATTCTCAGAGTCTAAACTATAGGTGGTCCGCTGAGTCGTGCAATAAGCATTAGTCTCCATCTCCATTTTAGAATTGACAAGAGTAGCCTTACACCTACCAATCCTCTGGTGCTCCTCCTTCGTGGCGAAATGACGAGTCACATCTCTCATGGGCTGCATATAGCCACTAAAATCATACACAACCAAATCAATATCCTCGCCCTCACTCCGATAAGCCTTAACTCTCCTAGGATCAAAGCTCATCTGAAGCCTCTGGGAACCCCTATTAAGGATAAAAGGGGTATCGACAGGAACAAGCCCAACCTGCCCATCCTCATCCCGCACAGAGAAGAAGTGCCGTGGGAACAAAACCTGGCAGCCTCCGATACAAAAACAATGTAAAGTACTTCCACGGATAGAGGCTGTCAAACAATTAGCCTTGATCGCACTCAACCGATTTGCAAGGTTCTCATCCTCAGCCTGAGGCTCATACCTACCAGTATGCCAGTCCGTTACGCGAGCCCAGCTATCTTCATCACGGGCCACTCTATCCCTCGAACGGACGTAGGCGTCTTCCCTTGTACGATCTCGTTTATTGACGAACTCACTTGTGTCACGGTTAGTGTTGCCGCGCTTACGGTCCACTGAACTTTCGGGAGCTACAATCTTACGGGCAGCAAATCTAAAAGCGCCAACAACGGCAACCATGGGTAAAACAAACTTCATAGCTGACTTGAATGCTCCAATAAACTTCATAGTCCTGTTGTTACAAACATCCTCCCGAAAAATCTCAGCGAGACTGTCTGGACCTTTCTTGTCCAACCACAACAGAACACGATCAAACACTTGTTCCTCACCCTTCTCCTTTCTGTCCATCGCCATCCGCACTGGAGACTCCGGATCAGGATGCAAAGGCTGCAACGCACGCAAAGCTTCCATTATATACAAGTCCAGATTATTAGGCTCGTTATAGAGCTTCTGCAAGCTGGCACGAGCGGCGATGAAAGCATTACGCTCTAGAGGCGTTATGTCGAAAGCACTCAACTCTCTATTGAATCCAAAAGCCTGCAAAACTCCGCTCAAGGGCGAGCCCTTATAGGCCTTAGGCCGCATTTTATGCGTTCTAAACAAGTCAGCCTCCTTCTCCTTCCAATCGGGACCAACGAAGGGACCAATATTGATCCCGTTATGGTAATTACTACCCTGCGAACAGATTTCCACAAACTCCGGGTCCGTCAAGATAGCCGTCGCGATAGTTTTGCGCCTCTCTGGCACAACCGATTGCAAAGACACAAATAAGGTGCAGACAACTCCAGTCTGCCTAACCCCAGTACCAAGTACCTTCGCATAGCCATTCACAACTTCATCTAAATCCTTGGCCGTGCACTTCTTCCACATCTCAGTCATTGTCAAGTAATAATGAAGGTCAGTCAAACCAGCTTTTGAAAGAACCCGAGTCATAATCGAGACCCATGGATTTGCCACCGCATCAGGCAAATCCATATCGGGCTTCAGGTTGTAGTCGCGTGTTACATCAAGAAACTTCCGGCAGACCTCCGTAAAATCTATAGCTTTTTCGTCCGGTTCCACGGAATCAGGAACTATATAAGACTTTGCAACCTCCTTGAATGTATCAGCCACCTTGCGCATCTGCCTGTTGACAAGGTTTTTTTCACAAGCCTTATCATCATCGGAACTATAGATATCCCCATCCATTTGCGCAACAACCCGATTTGTTAAAGGATTGGGAATTTGCACGGGGAAATCTTCTATCTCAAAATCCACCTTCTCATCAACAAGTCGAGCCCTCACTCGATTGTTCGCGGCTTTCACATCCTTAAAATTCTGGGTGTTGTCAACTATCCCTTTCTGAATAACTCGCACAAGCTCCGTGAACGTTATAGGCTGACTATATCGCAGCTCTGTACTAGAGCCAATCACCTCTGTTAACCTAAAGGAGAGATGCGGACACAAGCCTGCATCATCTGGATTATTAGCCAGGTGAGCGCGAAGAACAGCAGTGTCCAACTTAAGACCACTAGCATCAGCGAAAGCCCGCTTCAAAGAAACCTCATAGTACTTGAAGCGCGTGTGAAACGCCTCATAGTTATTAATCCCAACTATGGCATTCGATGGGGGCCTATTTGAAGTCATGAACACAGCAGAACTAGTGAAAGTCCTACCTTTATCCCCAATCGCTGCCATCGGTAAAACAAATGCAGTGGTGGAAATGAGCGGCAACAACATACCGTTCAACGCCTTCGCATCCTCACCACTTGTCGTCGCATAATCGTCTATTAATACACCCCACTGGTTCCTATACGAGTCCCAATGCTTTAGTGTACTATTAAGCGAATACACCACATCCTCTGTCTCCCGTGCAGGGTACAGTAGAGCGGCTATAGACGAAACCAGAGTCGACTTACCAATCGAAGTGGGCCCATAAAAGTAAATCCCGACAGGGGCTACCCTAGACTTACTGGAGCCCAGTATGACGCTCGATTCTTGGGCCCTCATTGTAAGGTCAGCAAACACTTTCTCAATACTAGCCCCCATAATTGAATTCTTATTGGTAGCATAGTAATCCTTAGCACTCAACATTGACTTGTACACAGAAATAGTTTTGGCGGCCAAAGTGAAGTCACCTGGGTCCCGTGGGCTTACCCACTCACCAAGGACAACGCAAGCATCATGCACTGTCTTCTTGTAGGACGCACTCAACTCGTCCTGCTGGGAATAACCAAGCCTGGTGGCTACATACAATGAAAAGGTATTTGGAAACTTTGTCAGTAACCAATGCAAACCATCGGAACCTGCCGATAGACCAGCCGCTACAGGCACAATGTGCTTCATTGCAGCCAAACCACGTTCCATAACGCTCAATTTGCTTCCAGGGCCAGCCACAGCCATAATGGAAGCAATAGTGGCCATAAACACAGGACCACTCTGAGCCTCAACCGTCTCATCCTCATCAAAACCAGGGGCTTTCTTAATCAGCTTGGCAAAGAGTCCAAGCACACGCCCAACAACCTCAGCAACTTTTCCGAGGCCAGCGAAAATAGCACTCGGGATCAGAGCGATACAGTCCAGCAACTTGAAGGTCATTCCTCGAAAAAAAGAGAAAAGCAGCGCCCCGGCCAAAACAGCAGCACAAATTTTGACAGTCGTTTTAGCCACCTGCCACTCAACAACCATACCACACATACGCTTAGCAAAATCAGCCCATGACGCGAACTGCTCCCTGAGCGCCTGTGGGAAAACAGTGTCATACAAGCCTGGACCAGGCGAAAGGTTGGCAGCGTGATCAACAGGAAGATGCTCAACAGATGCCCGGGAAAAGGCCATCCCTTGGGGAACTGGGTCTAACCCAGAACGGTCCATTTGGGCCTCAACCTTCTCATCCATATACTTAACAAACGAAGCGCTCATAAAACACATGCACTTTCCTGCACAGGGCGGAAGATTCCGCAATCTGATAGGTCGGTAGTGGTTAACGCATACCAAAACGGGGTCACATTTCCCCTTACGGACCTCTCCAAGAGCGGTCCTAGGTTTTGCAGGGGGCTCAGCCTGATAATCCAGAGGATTGAAATCCCTTCTCTTCCTCTCAATGGAAACCTGCTCCGCAACAAACATTTGGGGAATCTTCGAATTTGAAGGCAGATTCCGCAAAGGGGTTTGTTTAATAACATTATTAGGCGCATTATAGGTGACCATATCCCGTAGAAACATACTGGGATCAAAGTCGAACGCGAACGCGTAGCAAGCAACACACATCCCATCTATCAACTGGGTGCTTTGCAACCAGCAGCCAGGCTGCCGGCAAACAAACTCGAAGTCACCTTCTGTCTGTTTCATCAACACCTTGTGGGTCAAACCACAAGCAGGGGCTTCAATACGAAAGCCCCAGTACGATGCTGTCTTTGTCCAAAGTGGCAGCATGTACGTGTTGGGCCCGATCATAAACTTGACCGGGGAAGCTGGAATAACTTTAAGATGGTTATCTCCTTCCATAGAGGTATCCAAATTGGTCTCATTTTTTCCAGAATCCTGTGCGACCACACAGGGCTGGGGCTTAGCTTTTAAGGAATCCTGTTCAGCCAAACAGGGCCTTGAGTCTTCATTTAC